CTTTGCAAGCTGTTGGTTTGATGAGGATCGGTGTGAACAAGGCTTATCAGCATTAGCTAACTATCAGTATGTGTTCGACGAAAAGTTTGACACATTCCGACAAGTTCCACTTCATAACTGGGCATCTAACGGTGCTGATGCGTTCAGACAGTTTGCACAAGGCTACACAGCAGACGATAAACATAAACCAATAGAATTCAAAACAGAATGGTAAGAAAGCCTAAGCAGCGAGATACGATTATTACTGAAGCCCTTGAGCGATTTGATCGTTCTGAATCAGCCGAGCATCACAACCGTGAAATGTGGCTAGAAGACATGCGTTTTGTTCACGATGAAGATTCGCAATGGACTCAGGAATCGAAGGATAAGCGTAAGGGTCGCCCATGTATGACCTTTGACAAGGTGTCGCAAGCGATTGACTCCATAATTGGTGATCAGCTTATCAACTCGCCATCGATCAAAATACGTGGCTTTGAAGACGATGATGCCGACACGGCGGAGATATACACGGGCTTGATACGCTCAATTCTAAATAAGCAAGAAGCCGACAGAGCGCAGAAGACAGCCTATAAACACGCTGTAACAGGTGGTTTCGGGGTCATGCGAATCCTTAACGACTACGCTGATGATGAGTGTTTCGATCAAGACATCATGTTGAAGGCGGTTGAAAACCCATGTTCTGTATACTGGGACGCAGATGCAAAGTTAGTGACGAAAGAGGACGGAATGTTCTTCTTTATTGTTGACGATATGCCAAAGGCCGAGTTTGAACGTGCTTACCCAAAAGCCTCCGTCACGCAATCAGACAAATTTTCAGGTGTGGGTGATAGCAGCCAATGGTTCGGCAAAGATAACATCCGAGTAGCAGAGTATTTTCGCAAAGTGCCAAAGAAGCGCACCATCTATCAATTGGCTGATGGTTCTGTTGTTGACGAACCGCCGGAACTCGATCCAATGGGTCAAGTTCCTGAATTTAGAGCAAGAGAAGTTGACGGATTCAAGATTGAGATATTCAAAATCACTGGCTCAGAAGTCCTGGAAGAAAGTGAATGGACGGGTAAGTATCTGCCGATTATTCCGGTCTTTGGCAAGGTTATTAATATCAACGGTGAGTTCAAATATCGTGGCGCAGTCAGAAAAGCGAAAGATGCCCAGCGAACATACAACATGGAACGCTCGAACTACATCGAGACAGTGGCGCTACAGCCTAAGCAACCGTATCTAGTCACAGGTGCAATGCTCAAGGGCCATGAGAAGCAATGGTCAGAGATGAATACCTCTAATCGACCAGCTTTAACGTACAACTTAGACTCAGGTATGAGACCTACACGGGAATCGCCGCAGATGGCACCACAGGGATTGCTAACGGGTCTACAGATATCCTCTGACGACATTAAGTCAGCGACAGGTAAATATGATGCTTCGCTAGGCGCACGATCCAATGAAACGTCCGGTGTTGCCATACAAGCTCGAAAAGCTGAAGGCGATGTTGGGTCTTATGAATACATTGATGAGCTTGTTAGCGCCCTGGAGTACGCTGGTCGCATCATGATAGATCTTATTCCAAAGATCTATGATACGCAGCGACAGATTCGTATTTTAGGCGATGACGATAGCGAAAAAGTCATGCAAATCAATAAAGCTAAACGTGACCTGATAACAGGTGAAATCGTTACTCAAAACGATCTAAGTCGCGGAAAGTATGACGTTGTAGTTGATACAGGTGCCTCATACGCAACTAAGCGCATCGAGACAGCATCTCAGTTAAGCGCGGTCATGGCTCAGAACCCACAATTAGGCATGCTTGGCGCTGACATGTGGGCTAAGTCGCTCGATTTGGTTGGTGCTGATGAGTTCATCAAGCGTGTTAGAGCAATGTTAATCAAGCAGGGTATTGCAAAACCGACAGAGGAAGAGCAAGCCGAGATGCCGCAGCCAAATCAGCAGCAAGTGCAGATGCAACAAGCTCACATGCAGTTAGAAATGGCAGCGAAAGAAGCCGATATCAAAGAAACTAACTCTAAAGCAGATTTAAATTCTGCTAAGGCGATGATGGAACAGGCTGAGATGAGCGTAATAGCCGGTGAACAAGCGCAATTAAAACAGCAGGTTCAGCAGTTAGCAGCACTTCTCGATCAAGTGCAGCGCGGTGGTGCCGATTTTTCTTTTAACGAACAGAGTGGGCAGTTAGTTGCCAACCGTTAACTATAACGGCGATAAGGTTTACTTTCCTAATACCGTTACATCTGAAGAGATTCAGGACGTATTAGGCGCTATGACAGCCTCTGCCAAGGCAGTTGGTGAGTTCGCTTTAGTGATGGGTAGTGCAAGCATTGCGGAGCCTATATCGGGTTTAGCAGGTATTGGCACATCTATATACACCGGCAAATTAGATGCGGGTGTGGATGCTATTGCAAAAGTGCAAGACGCATTGACTTACCAGCCCAGAACAAGGGCGGGTCAAGTGGCGATGAGGTCGATTGCTAAGGACGTATCTAACCTTGCTGAAGTGACGGGTTTGAACACCTTGTCAGGCTATTGGCGAGATAGGGTCGTGCCAGCATTACAGGACAACTTAGGCGCTGTATCTGGCTCTTTGTTGGCGGCTGGTGGCTTAGGATTGATTACCGCTATGAGCGAGTTTGTTCCAGGCTCAAGGGCGACGAGAGTGATGCCATTTCCGCAGGAAGGTGCTTTTAAATACTTTGATGCTGACTTAAACCCTAGCCCGAAAGACGTTAGTTTTAGAGGTGGTCATACTGCTCCGGTTAGGGACGGATACTCTGCTCCATTGCATGATTTAGCGGGCAGTGGTCTTTACCCTGCCGATATTTACGATAAAAAAACGCAAGCTAGATATTACGGGTCGGCGCAGTCCGATATAGATAATGAGACTTTTGATGCCATAAATGCTACTAAGGGCAACCCAGATGCAGAGGTGACAATCTATAGGGCTGTACCGAAAGACTCACCCAGCGATATAAACTCTGGTGATTGGGTGACTACGAGCAAGTCTTATGCGGAACAGCATGGGGATTTCGATGATGATTGGCAGATACTATCCGCTAAGGTAAAGGCTGGAGATTTGTTCACTGACGGCAATTCTGCGCACGAGTACGGCTGGAATCCTGCTCAGACTTTCGACCCTAGTACCGCAGATATAAGCCACTTATCTAAGACGGATTCAATAAGATATGAAAGCGCGATTAATAATGAAAATTGGGATAGGGCGGCTGAACTTGCTAAGAATCCAAAAATAACCGACTTACCAATGGACAACGCTTCAAGGATGGCTAGGGCAAAGGATCAAGGATTTGATACCAGTACACCTGTTTATCATGGAACGGAATTAGATTTTGATGCGTTTGATCCTGATCGCAGTATTGGGTCACAGTTTTGGTCTACTACAGATAAGGCGGCAATAGAGTCCGGTAATGTAGGCGCACAAGGTAAAGGCGTTATCAAGGAGATGTATCAGCGTATCAACAACCCTGCGGGCTGGGATGAATACGATAAGTTTAGTATTGATGAACTAATTGATCAAGGGTACGACGGTCTAAAACTGCCAGAGCCTGATGGTCAGTCAACAATGGTTGCGTTTGATCCTAGCCAATACCGATCAGTAAACGCCACCTTTGACCCTGCTAAACGCTCAAGCTCTAACTTATTGGCTGGCACTGCTGCTGCGACACCAATAGCTGCATCACTGTTAAACATGCAGCCAGACGACGACACCCAATAAACGCATTCAAGTAAAACCCTAAGCCGCTTAATTGCGGTTTTTTTATGCCTACTCGTTGGCTCTAACGAGGAACAATCGTGGAGAACGATACTCATGTCAGATGAAGAAGCAACTGAAGTAGTGGTTGAGGATACTCCTGTATCTACGGAAGGTGGATCAGCCGTTGAAGAGATCACACAAGAAGCCAATGCTGAACAGGCAGAGGTATCCGAAGAACCGCAAGCGGAATCGGACGGTGAAGATACTACCGAGGATAAAGAGGTCAAACGCAACTCTGTCCAGAAACGTATTAAACAACTCACATCGCAAAAACGTGAGATGACTGAAAAGCTGGATGCACAAGAACGTATGCTTCAGCAATTCAGGACACAGAACACTAACGAGGCACCAATATCACGGCCTAATTTAGAGCAGTTCGATTATGACGAACAACGCTTTAATGCTGCTGTGGATGAATACAATCAGAAGAGTACGCAACGCACTATTCACCAAGCGTTAGCCGAGCAACAACGGTTTCAGACAGAAGCAGTACGTCAGGAATCGAATCGGTTAGCGGTTGAGCAGTTCTCAGAGAAATCTAATGAATTTGCAATTGAGCATGCTGACTATTTTGAAAAGGTTCAGTCTCCGAATTTCGTCGCGGCGTTTAAGTCTGCTCCGGTGTTGCAAAAAGCAGCACTTCAGACAGACAACGCCCCAGCGGTACTGTATCACCTAGCTCAAAACCCTGATTTAGCCCAAGAACTCCGAATGTCAGACGAGTTCACAGCAGCAATGCAAATAGGCCGTATTTCGGAAAAGCTAGGTTCTCCCGTTCTTGCAAAAACAAACTCAAATGCGCCCACCCCCATTAGGCCCGTAGGCAATACCGCATCGGTCAATAAAGACCCTAGCGATATGTCACCGGACGAATATGCGCGGCACAGGGGCTATAAAAAATAGTTAACAGGAATCCAAAACAATGAGTAATACAATACTAACCCCTTCGGTTATTACAAAAGAAGCACTTGCAATACTGCACCAGAAGCTGAACTTCATCGGCAACATCACCACTGAATATGATGATCGTTATGCGAAAGAAGGCGGCAAGATTGGTAACGATCTGAAGATTCGCCAGCCAAACGAATTTACCGTTCGTTCAGGCGCTGCACTGTCGGCGCAAGACGTTACAGAACAAGCCGTGACAATGACGGTAGACACGCAAAAAGGAGTCGATATCAATTTTAGCTCAGAAGAGCTAACGCTTCATATTGACGAGTTCAAAGATCGTTATATTGAACCAGCAATGTCTGTACTGGCTGCCACAATGGAATCAGACGCTTTGACGATGGTCAAAGACGTTTATAACTTCCACGATGGTGTCGGTGCGGGTATGAGCCTTTCAAATGCTAACTATGGTCGTAAACTTCTGGCGGATAGTTTAGCTCCAACGGGTATGCGATCAATGCTGCATAACACTCAAGGTGTTGTTGATTTTGTCTCTGATACTAAGGGCAACTTTAACGATCAGTCTGCAATTGCTAAGCAATACCGCGAAGGTGCGCTAGGCCGTATCGCTGGCTTTGATCACTTTGAAAACACGCTTGTTCCTGGTCACACCACGGGTACAGCAGTTGAAGGTGATACTTCGTACAACATCAACGGCGCGTCTCAGTCTGGGTCAGCAATAACGGTTGATGGTGGCTCTACTACCTTCCTCAAAGGCGATATCATTAGCATCGCTGGCGTGTTTCGTGTTCACCCAGAAACTAAGGTGTCTACAGGCGTTTTACAGCAGTTTGTCATTACTGCTAATTCAGGTACTTCAGCCACAAGTTTAGCTATCTCACCGGCTATATCAGCGGCTGGTGGACGACAAAACGTCAGTGCTGTACCGGCTGATAACGCAGCGGTTAACAAAGTCGGCGGCGGCGCGAATGCTACGTGGCAAGAAACGTTGGCATTTCAGAAAGGCGCGTTTGCATTCGGTTCAGTAGACCTTATCAAGCCTGACGGTGTGCATTTCTGCGCTCGTGAGGTTATGGATGGTCTATCAATGCGGATCATTCGTGACTACACCATCTCTGACGACAAGTTCCCATGTCGTATTGATGTGATGTACGGCTTTAAAGCCATTCGTCCACAGCTTGCTGCTCGTATCGGAATCAATTCCTAATATGGCAACGGCTCAAGACGTTATTGACCGCGCAACTTCACTCTTACGGGTGAGGTCTGCGGGTGTCAGTTTTGTGACTGATGATTCTTCAATGAATGGTGAGATATTCGCCATTCTTCAGAATCTAATTGCTGAGTGGGCGGAGAGTGGAACGTTATCCATTCCCGCTCCTTCAGCGGCTACTGCAACGCTCGATGTCAGTGACGGTACGATTCGCGGGTTAGCTTATGGCCTTGCGATTGATGCTGCCTCTGCTTTCGGGCGTTCAGTAACACCAGAAGTTGTGATGGTTGCGTCAGAAACAAAAGACCAATTAGAAGCAAACAACGCAATCGAAATTTCAATCACGCATGAGCCTTTTTTAACCAGCTCATCGCGTTATAACGTGAACAGCGACTGATGATTACACCTTTACCGCTTGACACTAACTATCAGTCAACCCGTCTGCCGTCTGAATCACAGACGACCCTGAACTTGTTCCCTCACACAGGAAACGGATATAGACCATTCCCTGGGTTAAAGGTGTTCTCGCGATTTAACGCGCAGATTGAGGCGCTGGATGCGGCAGATGGCGGCTTGAATGCGGCTGATGGAACGCTTTTTACGGCGTATATAGCGGGTGGCAATGATCGCGGTCAAGCGTTAATGAGAGATGCTCTCTACGTGGTATCTGGGCCATCGTTGTTCAAAGTTGAGTCAGCGGGTAGCGGCTCATTCATTGGCGTAATAGAGGGGACAGTTCCTGTCACGATGGCGACCAATGGCACTCAGCTCATCATTGCTGCGGGTGCTTACAAATATGTTTATACACTTGCTAATGGTCTTCAGGCAATTACTGATAGTGATTTAGATGATGCATATACCGTAGCCTATTTAGACTCACGCTTTATTTATGATCAGCCAGACGGTGAATTTGTCGCCTCTGACTTAAACGATGGAACGTCGATTGATCCGTTATATTTTGCGGAAGCCGAAGCCTTTCCAGACAATATATTAGCTGTTTATCCACTAAATCAGTTGATTTACATGCTAGGTGAGACATCAACAGAGGTCTGGTATACATCCGGTGTTGGTGTGCCTCCATTAGATCGCCAGGCAGTGCTAGAGCATGGGCTAATGAGTCGGTATGCAGTGGACTCAATAGACGACAGTTTATATTTTGTTGACCATCACAGAAGGCCGGCAGTGGTCGAAGGCTCTCAATACTCTCCGCTGATTCTATCAGGCTCGATGGCGGCTACTTGGGATGAATATCCCGAATCAGCAATGGACACAGTGCGTGTTGCTTGTTACTCGCACGAGCTTGAGAATTTCATTGATTTCATCTTTCCAAAAGTTGACAAGGTTTGGACATTTCACGAGCCTTCACGACAATGGTTTGAAAAAAGTCTTACTACATCCTCTGCGATTAGAGCGTTCGGAACGACTCTGCTGGCTGGCACTAAGAACGCGACGATGTACGAGCTTGATGGCTTTGTAAATGATGAAGCTGTCGTTGAGCGTACAAAAGACACGGGCCTGATTAACGCCGAAACATTTGGTGCTCCTGGTCGATCCATGACACTCAACAGCTTATACATTGCGTATGACGCGCCAAGTGAAGTAACGGTACATGTCTATTTCTCTAAAGACCTGATTGAATTTAAAAATCCGCGCACATTTACCTTATCGGGAAATGGCAGAAAAAAACTTACTTCCTTTGGCATGTTCAATGAAGGAATTATCAGAATCGTAACTTACGCAACGACAAAACTTGATATTTTAAGTGTGTCGGCTGACGTTGAATTTTTGGATGAATAAATAAATGACAACTACACTTTCGCAAACAGGTAGTGAAATCCAGGTTGATTTGAATGCTGTCGAGGATGGCAATATAGGCTTAACCTCGATCACTGATCTATCAGACACCACAGTAACAGCAGCCAAAAAATCGGGCTATCATTCACTGCAAGCATCATCCTCAAACGCGCCATCATCGGATAGATCGGTCATTATTTCAGCGGTGCGAAATACCGCTGCGTCAGGACAATTACGATACGGTCAGGTGGTGTTAACAGAATCTAACAAGCTTTTTTTCAACACAGACGATGGCGGGGTGCTTGGTACTTGGCGGGAGGCGGTAAGTACGGCGGGAGGTCAAACGCTCACTAACAAGACAATTACGGGCGGCGCGTTAAACATCAATACAATCTCTGAGGAGTCGTCGGCCTCTGGCGTAACGATTGACAGTGTTTTGTTAAAGGATAATACCGTATTGGCTGGTACGCTAACAGTTGGTGCTGGCTCAATCACGGACAGCTCTGGCGCGATAAACTTCGGTAATGAAAATTTAAGCACGACAGGAGCGTTAGCAGGCGGAGCATTAGCGATCAGTGGCAATGTAGATGTAGGCGGGATCATAGAATTTGACGCTATATCAGGCACAGGCTCAGTAACGATAACGGATATTGTTGATGAAGATAACATGGCTAGTGACAGCCCCACAAAACTAGCAACTCAACAATCTATTAAAGCCTATGTGGACTCACAGCAGAATACTGTAGATACGTTGGGTGAAGTCTTAGCACTTAGCAATACAACTTCGGGTACAGATATTTCTGTATCGACTGACGATAAAGTCCAGTTTCGTGACTCAGCAATGTATATAAACTCTAGTGCTGATGGGCAGCTAGATATTGTTGCAGACACAGAGATTCAGATTGCGGCCAGTACGCTTGATATTAATGGCGCTGTGGACATGTCTTCTTCACTTACTGTCGCTAGTAATATTGTGGTTGGCGGCACAGTAGATGGGCGTGATGTAGCCACTGACGGTACAAAGCTTGATGGCATTGAAGCCTCCGCAGACGTAACCGACACAGCTAACGTCACAGCCGCAGGTGCCTTAATGGACTCTGAGCTAACTGCTATTGCGTCAGTAAAAGCTTTGAACCAAGGTGTTGCAACAGGTGACAGCCCCACTTTTGTAGATGTCACTGCTGCAAGCCTTGATATCTCCGGCAACGTTGATATTGATGGTACTACTAACTTAGATGTAGTAGACATTGATGGCGCTGTGGACATGGCTACAACTTTAGCTGTCGCAGGTAATGTAGATTTCAATGGCGACCTAGACGTAGATGGCACAACTAATCTTGACGTTGTGGACATTGATGGCGCTGTCGATATGGCTAGTACTCTAGCGGTTGGTGGCGCCACTACGTTAACCGCAGCGGTGGCAATAAACGCCAATATCCAAAATCCTTTGACTATAAACTCAAGTCTCAACGGTATCGTTTACAACGAGGTATTCAACACAAACACTGGCGCAAACGCTGCCGCTT